ACTGCCAAAGCGAGGGTCGATGCAGCGAGAGATAAAGCAATCAGTTTGCGTGTCATGAAACACCCGAGAAAAAGAGGTGTAAGGCCTCAGATGCAAGATGGGTCTAATTCGGGGCTAATTTAAGGCCGACAGACCGTCATACGATACCGTGATGGTCGTTAATATAGGAAATTTTACCTTGACTTAGCGCCCCGGCAAAAGGAGTAAGCGGGTCACCGTGCGACACGTGAGCGACCGGGTTGGGCGCTCCGCTGAGATCCAAGTGGCTCACCGTCGAGACGGCACCTGCATTCAGGAGGAGAGATTGAGCGACATCACTCCCTTAAATATTTTGCTGACGGCGATGCGGGAGAAGTGGAAGGCCCACGATGTGGACGGCGCCATCGCGCTGGCGAAGATCGCCGCCCCTCAGATGCATCTCAAGGCGCCGGTGGCGCGCCCGATGCTCGATGTAGCTGGAGTTTCGGATGAACTGGTCCCTACCGAACATGACATCCGAGCTCGGGACGCGGACGGATGTCCGGATGAGTCTCGATGATTGGGCGCTGCTGGCGCTGTCGCCGCAGGGGCATGCGCCGGCCGCTCATCATCGACTGCTGATCCGCGAGCTCGATGGGTTGGCTACAGGGCGGTGGGATCGGCTGATGCTGCTGCTGCCGCCGGGGTCGGCGAAGTCTACGTATGCGAGTTTGGTTTTCCCGCCGTGGTTCATGGCGAACAAGCCCTGGGCGCATGTGATCGCAGCGAGTCATACGGCGAGCCTGGCGCGGTCGTTCGGGCGAGGCGTCAGGGCGCTCATCCAGCAGCACGAAGGGCGGCTGAACCTTGTTCTGGATCCGAATAATCGGGCGGCAGGGCGGTTCGGCGTCGTTGGCGGCGGGAGCTATTTTGCGACGGGCGTGCGTGGACCCGTAACGGGGCGGCGGGCGGATTTGTTGCTCATCGACGATCCGGTGAAGAGCCAAGCAGAGGCAGATAGTGGAGTGGCGCGGGATCATTTATGGGACTGGTTCCGGTCGGACCTGGTGACACGGTTGAAGCCCGGAGGCCGGGTCGTGCTGGTGATGACGAGATGGCATCCGGACGATCTCGGTGGGCGGTTGCTGCAGTCTGCGGATGCGTGGCGGGTGGTTCGGCTGCCGGCGCTCGCGGAGGAGGATGACGCGCTGGGACGTCCGATCGGGGCGCCGCTTTGGCCGGAGTGGGAAGACGAGGCGGCACTGCGGCGGAAGCGGTCGGTTCTGGGGGATCGCACCTTCGAGGCGTTGTTTCAGCAATCGCCGCGGTCATCGGGCGGCCGGCTGTTCAAGACAGCGCAATTGCCGATCGTGGTGGAAGAAGCGGTGGGCACGCAGGTGAGGGCTTGGGATCTTGCGGCGACACAGGATGGAGATTTTACGGCCGGTGTGCTGCTGACACGGACAGTCGAGGGAAGCTTTCAAATCAATGATGTCAGACGGTTTCAAGGTGGGCCTGAGATGGTCGTTCAAGTTATTCGAGAGACGGCGGAGCGTGATGGCACTTCTGTAACCATTGGGTTGCCGCAGGATCCTGGGCAGGCTGGGCGCTCGCAGGTGATGTATCTGACGAAGGGATTGGCTGGATTTCGCGTGGTGAGTAGCCGTGAAAGCGGCTCGAAAGAGATCCGAGCCATGCCGGTGGCAAGTCAGGTGAACGCTGGGACGGTCACTCTTCTGCGGGGCGCTTGGAACCGGGACTTCCTCGAGGAGTTGCAGGATTTCCCAGGGGGCGCGAAAGACGATCAGGTAGACGCGCTAAGTCGCGCATTTTCAATGGTAATTGAGCCAAGTGCGCCAGCTAAGTTGCGCAGAATAGCCTGGGGCACACGTTAAGCGTGTAAATCGTTGTTCTGTCGCTAAAGAATCGTTATTACGAGACAGTTCTGAGGGTTGAGAGACTATGATCGTTTGCAACCGCAAGATACTTTGTTAATTACGACCGGACGTTCTGTGAAGTAGTGCAACTATCGGATGCGGCACTGAACAGCTCAGTGGGTGTCTAGCGTGGATGATGGTGTGCTCGACCCACAGATGCTCGTCTCGGAGGCGTGGATGAGCAAATCATTATTGAACAAGACCGCTTCTTCTGTTGACGGAGAGTGGCCGGAGCGTTTGAGGCGTGGAGTACGCATTGCGTTGAGCCGCTGTCAGATCGAGCAAAGTCAATGGTTTGCTCGGGAATTGGACGTACATCACATCGTTGCAGCCGGGTTGGACGGGGCTGCGCCGGGTCGGCGTTTGCTCGCGCGATGGTCGATCAGCGTGCACAGCATCGTCAACGCGGCGATCGTGCCTCGGTCATTTCATCAGGGGCAGGGGCTGCATCGGCAGGAGTTTCTGCACACGATTAATCTTAGGTTGTCATCGGCTGCGATGTTTGCCGAGGCTGTTCTGCCGCATGGTGGTTTTGCGGCTGGGCGTCTCATTATGCTTCAGACTATACAGAAGATTGGAATAGAGCTTGTCGCGCGTTCCGAAGATGCTGCTGCACTTCGGCTGCAGAACGCATTGCAGGTTTTGGTGACCCGCTCTGCATCGGCGGGTGGAAGTGCAGGAGGGGTGCGGGCCGATGACGGAGGGAGAGTCACTGCACGCAACAGCCGTGAGCGATTTCACGTCTCGGGCCGTGGAGCTCGCCTAGAGAGTGAATCTGTTTCTTGCACGCGGCGACCCAGCCTTCAGCTTGCTTCAGCCTGTCCATGAGTGCGCTTGGGAGGCTCGTGGGGGGATGCCGGTGGCGGAGCCTTGGCAAGAGGTCGAGTTCACGCAGGTGAGGGATTCTCCGGACGATTTCATCGCGGTCGATTGCCTGACGATGAACACCGGTGCGGACGGGTTTCTGGTCAGCGCTTATGCACGGGACATACTGTCGCCTTTATTGGCGACGTGTGGCGAGTTCTGGCCGGTTCGCGTCTTTGGTTTGTCATATTGGTGGCTCAACTGCATGGCGTTGGTCGACGCGCTGGACCGCGAGAACACGGATGCGGATTGGAGCATGGTCGACGGGGAGTGGGGGTCGTTTAGTTGGATCACGACGACCCGGCGGTTGGCATTTCGGTCTAGCCGGCTCAAGCGAGCGCCGATCCTGTTTCGTATTACGGAATATCCGCAGGGCGTGCTTTTCGCGCGCGATGAGTTGCAGGGCGCGGTCGAGACGCATGGGCTAACAGGTTTCAGGTTCGATGCGGTTTGGTCGACGGATGAGGGTGGGGTCACCAATCCGGCGGGGGTTGGGTTTGGTGACGTGTTCGAGCCGGTTTCACCGCTTGAGGTCGAAGCTCGGCGGAGTCTCGCACGAGAGATTTTGGCGAGCCGTGCGTAGGACTGACGCGTCGTCCGCGGATAAAAATTGACGGACGATGCTTTAGCCCCTTGGTTGATTGAGCAGTTTTGCGCGTTTTGGTGATTCCGCTAAAACGCGCGCTGCTCTAAGAAAATAGTCTTGCTTACATGCCCCATGAATTTTACAAACGTTTTATAGGCTGACGGATTGCGCGTTTGACGTGCTGACGGCTTGCGGCGCCTTCGCGTTCAGAACTGCTTACAGAAATCGCTGCCGTGTTGCTGAGGCTCTCGCGACAGGGGGCAGCATGCGCATTTGCATTTGGCGTGATCAAGGCTGGCGAGCATCGCGCGTGCCGGTCGCGCCTTTGACGACGAGGGCTGGACGCAATGTTACAATCGATTTGCGACAATATTCCGGCTGATCCTGATTTTCCGGCGCGAACGCGGCGACTGGACTTGATGCGGCGGGTGCTCGACGGGACGTTGTATGATGCGCTGCCGTTCGAATTCCAGGACGAGCGGACGTCGTCGGGCGAGTATATCCCGTTGCGGCAGCGGCGGCCGAGCGTTCGATATGCTTTGGCGCGTATCGTCGTGGAGGACAGCGTGGCGTTGCTGTTCAGCGAGGGCCATTTTCCGGTCGTGGCGAGCCCGAATGACGAAGTTCGCGACGCGATTGCGGCGATCGCGCGGGACTGCAAACTGAATCAGATCATGACAGAAGCGGCCATCCGGGGAAGCGTTGGAAGTGCTTGCGTGCTGCTGCGAATTCTGCGGGGCCGGGTGTTTCTCGACGTGCTGGAGACGACGTGGCTGACGCCGACGTGGGACCCGGGTGAGCCTGATGCGCTGCTGAGCGTGATCGAGCGCTATAAGGTGCCCGGGTCGGATCTGTTGGCGGCTGGTTACGATGCCATCGAGGCAGGTGCGCAGTATTGGTTCCAGCGCCGGTGGGATCGCGAGGAAGAGACCTGGTTCGTCCCGCAGCAGGTCGGGTCGACGGCGCCGATGGAGGCCGATCCGGATCGTACGGTTCAGCATGGGCTGGGGTTCGTGCCGTTGGTGTGGGTCCGGAATTTGCCAGGTGGGATCGCGCCGGACGGGGCTTGCACGTTCAGGGCGGCCGTGGAGACGGGAATCGAGATCGACTATCAGCTTAGCCAAGCGGGGCGCGGTTTGAAGTATTCGTCGGATCCGACGCTGCTGATCAAGGAGCCGGCCGGGCTTGAGGGTGAGTTGGTCCGCAGCGCTGGGAACGCGCTGGTGGTCAGCGAAAAGGGTGATGCGCGGCTGCTCGAGATCGGCGGGACGGCGGCGGGCGCGGTGCTGGACTATGTCCGGATGCTGCGGGAGCTGGCGTTGGAGAGCGTGCACGGCAATCGGTCGGATGCGAGCCGGCTTGGTGCTCCGGCATCGGGGCGGGCACTGGAGATGATGAATCAGGGCCTGATCTTTTTGGCCGATAATTTGCGGGTCAGTTACGGGGAAGGCGGTATCGTTCCGATTTGCAGGATGATCCTGCAAGCGTCGCAACGCTATCCGTTGCGGGTCGAAGGCCAGGATTTGCCGGAGCTCGACTGCGACGCGCCGCTCCGCTTGGTATGGCCGCCTTGGTATCCGGCCGGCAGCGAAGATCGGGCTCGGGATGCATCGACGCTGATCCAGCTGATCGAAGCGAAACAATTGAAGCCCGAGACGGCACAGCGATGGCTGGCGGCCGAATGGGGCATGGTTGGGGAGCAAGCATGAGCGAAGAAGCACAGGGTATCGAGGACAAGCCGCTCGATGTGATCAGTAGTGAAGCCCATGTGGCAGAGCTCGCGCAGGTGGCCGCGCTACGGGGCAAATTGGTGCAAGCCGAACTGCGAACAGCAGCGGCGCGCGCTGGGATGATCGATCTGGACGGTGTCAAGTTGGTCGACACCGCTGGATTGGCCGTGAACGAGGCTGGCGAGCTTCTGGGCGGATCGGAGATCATGGGAAAACTTCGCCAGGAGAAGCCTTGGCTCTTTGGGCGCAGCAGCAGCAGTAGCCCGGCGATTGCGCCGCGGGCGTCGCCGCCGAAGGCGAAGACGGCCATGGAAATGTCGGTCGAGGAATGGCGGGTTGCGCGCGCCGAGTTGCTGCGGCGTCGTTAGCGCAGGCAGCAAGCTTTTCCTAGGCAATAAGAAAAAAAACCTTGACCGGGTGACCCGGAAATTCGACACCTCTTACCCATGATGCAGTTCTGACGCGGTGCGCCGAACGGTTCGGGTTTGATTTGATTTGGTGGCCTGGCCCGCTTTCGCGGGCCGGGCCGAAACCGCTTGTTAGGGACAGGAAGCTATGGGCATCGCGAACTTTCCGGCCATCTTGCAGCCGATCATCCAGCAGGGCTTTCTTGAGAGGGAATTCCAGCAGGCGATGAGCTCTCGGCTCGGGTATCGCGCGTGCGCTGATCGGCAGGAATTTGCCGTCGGGATTGGTGAGACACTGACGAAGACGCGGGCCGGGCTGAAGCCGAGCGTGACGCAGCCGGTTCCGGCGGGGACGAACACGAACCTCGATAACGGGCTGGTTCCGACGGGGTGGGGCATCGAGCAGTATACGATCACGATCAACCATTATGCGGCGACGACCGACCTCAACATGGTGACGAGCCGGGTTGGGATCGCGGGTCAGTTCCTGCAGAACGCGGCGATCAATGGCGAGCAGGCGGCGCGCAGCCTTGATGAGTTGGCGCGCAATGCGCTGTTTGCCCCGTATTTCGGTGGGAACACCCGCGTACGCACGGCGCTTACTTCGGCGGGTCCGACGATCGCTGTCGACGACATTCGTGGGTTCACGTCGGCTTTCGTCAACGGTGTGCAGAACCCGATCGGCGGTAGCGTGACGTTGACGGTCACGACCGGGGCGAGCGTGCACTCGCTGATCGGCACGACGGCGGACTCAATCAACGTGAGCACGACGCCGGGCGGCATCTCGGGATCGCTCACGTTTGCGGATAGCGTCAACACCTCGGATGGCGCGCTGGGCAGCCCGGTGCAGGCGGCGAGTGCGAGCGTGATCATCAGGCCGAACGAGCGAACGACGACGGCGGGGCTGACGACGACCGATACACTGACAATGGGCAGCCTGCTCGATGCGGTAAGCAAGCTGCGCATGAATGCGGTGCCCGAGATCGACGGGGCGTATAATTGCTACCTGGATCCGGTCAGTTCCCGGCAGTTGTTTGCGGATCCGGACTT